TGGTGGAATATAAACATCTAAACCCGCATTTTGTTGTATTGGATTCTCATAGACTAAAGATTTAAGTTTACTTGGAGTAATCAAAGTATCAATTGATCCTAAGAACTCACATTCAAACTCAATTTTAAATTGTTGTTCAGAAGTGTTTGCAATCGTTTGTTTCTTCCACTTTGCATTTCTACCTGGTACTTCAGACCAGTGAACATCTGTTGGTGTGTATTCATTCTTTTGCCTTTCTGCATCGTGCCACAATCGGTAGAAATGATTCATACCATGTGGAGTAGAAACAATTATGACTTTGGTTTTTTTACCAGAAGTGATAGTAGGATATACAGAGGCAAAGAACGAGTCAGCAATGTGATTAGGAACAAAGGCAAATTCATCCAGAAAAAGAATGTTGAAAGACATACCTCGGACTGCACTAGCAGAGGTAGACGCAGCCAAGATTTTAGATCCATTTTCCAACTCCAATGATCCACGGTTCCATACCAACACACCTTGTTGCATCCACTTTGGAAGATTCTCATAGGCAGTTTGTAATCTTCCTAATAATTCTCTTGCAGTTGCAGCTTTGTTTGCCAATATACCAATATTTACACTATCATTAAAAACAGCATAATGAAGCAAATAAGATACCACAGTCGTTGACTTACCAGTCTGACGAGGCATCTTACAGATGTTAAAACGATTCTTATGAAATCTTTTAATTAATTTTTCTTGAAACTTGTAAGGTTTAAATGGTACAAGACCTTCATCCAAACTTACAATCTTTACATACTTTTGTGTAAAATAGATCGGATCATTTTTACACCTCATAAATTCTTCAATCTGGTTTGCAGAAAATTGAATCTGTGTATTTGCTTTTTTTAGATTCGGATTACCAAGATAAATTTCACTCATGACGAATTTAGGTTTCTTGACCAGCAAACAGCATAGGTTTAGTTGGATCTACTGGAGATGGGCTGAAATACATTACGATTGCAGTTGGATATACTTTTTGCACTTCTGCAGTCATTTCTGCTTTTGTTGGTCTTTTAAATGACGCAATAAACATTTGGGTATTAATTAACTTACCTCTCCAGTTAAGAACTATTGTATATGTTTTGCCTCTTTCTTGAACACGAAGATATGATTCATAGGTAAATGTTTTACCTTTGATTTGTGATTGACCTTCTGGATTTTTACCTTGTGGTTTAAACTTACCTACACCTATTCTTTTTGCTTTACCCAAACCACCTTTCCTTGTTGCTGATAGTGTACCAGTTTTTTTAGTTTGTGTCAACACAGAATCTTGACCATACTTTTTACCAAGTGCCTTTACTGTCTTCTTAAATTTTCTTTTACCCATCTTACCTGATGAGACGACATGACTTCTTTCTTTAACTTTCTTTTCTTCACCAGTCTTCTTATCTTTCTCCATATATGAACCAGTTACTTTAGTTGCACCAGGTAAACCCTTACCTTTTATGTCACGATCTAATTGTTTTGCTCGTGCTCTATTTTCTTTTGCAGACTTATCACCTCTGGATGCAGACATTGTGGCTATGCCACCTTTGTCAGATTTGCTTTTTATTCTAGCAAGACTACTTTCATAAACTTTATGGTCTTTTAAATCGTCAGGAATAAATGAAGATACTTTTGCAGCATACTCTCTTCTCTGCAACATACGTCTTCCTCTTGCACCAGCGTCCATGGCCTTTTGAGGTTTCTTTTCTTCCTTCTTCTTAGCAATCGCTGCTACACTTTTTTTAAAATCTTTAAATGACTTCATTCTTCTTCGTTCTCCATCTTAATATTTAGACATCTGCTCCTTACTCAGTTCCAGGTTCTGGAATGTGTGGTCGGTCAGGATTATTCGTTGAATCGAAATCAAATGAATCAGAACTATGCCAATCAGAATTTGACAAAATTTCTTTAATCTGTGTATGGTTATATGGGCCTGAATATGTGCTAAGACCTGCCACGGATGCTGGTGTTGTATCACCCTCCCATTTAACAAAAACTTGTGTGCCATCTAGGGATTTTCTTACGGTATTTATTGAATACTCACATACTTCTTCAAAATTAATTTTTGATATTTCTGAGTAATCAAATACAATCCAATGTCTATTTTCAAATCTCATTTTTTTATTTTATATAGGAGTTAAACCAAATTTTGCTGCGTCTGCGTTATAATTTCTTTTTACTTCATTTGCTGTTAATGCCTTACCATTATACAGTCTAAGTATGGACATCTGACCGTCCCAACACCAATCATAAGACCACGGTGTGCCAACATATAGACCTCTCGAACCACCATCATGTGGAGCAAGGTTATTCCAACCTGTAAATGGGTTAGTTGAATAAGATCCTGGTGGTAGTGCACCATTCCAATATATAACACTCCTACAGTATGGAAAATTGTCTGGATCCATTTTTCTAAATGACCAAACATAATGATGCCATACATCTTTGGCAAATGTAGCAAGACTATTTGTCGTAGTTATATAAGTTCTATGCCATGAGTTACTTGCATTTCTCCAAAGCATTCCTTCATATTGGTTACTTTCAAATCCAAATAAAAAAGATCTTTGATCATTATTATTGCCTGACCATCTTGCTAATGGGAATCTGAGAGTATTATATAAATTAATATCTGATCTTACCCAATATTCAATTGTAAAATCACCATTTGTCCCATTATAAGCATCACTCAAATCTAAATCTGAATACTCATCTCCATCATCAGCATACCCATAATCATTGGTTCCATCAAAGTCCCAGTATGATACAGTTCTACCATCAAGAGTTGCTTGATAATTATAAGATGGTGCATTTGGACAATATATTCTATAATTATTCGTACCAGCTTGCGGCCCCTTCACTTGATTATACATGTAAGTGCCAGAATGACCAATATCATTATTATCAGCATCAACCCAAAAACGTAAATTTTCGGTTACGATGGGAAGTGCATTCTTTTGTGATATTGCCCCTCCTACAGAAGGGACTGAGGATAGTGGTGACATATTTAAGTAAAGTTAACTTTATTAGCAAATACGAGATATGTGGCATCTGCAGTTTTTATGATTTGGTATGTGTATACATCATATCCACTAGAACCACCACCAGGAGGTGCTCCACCTAACCACTGTTCAGTTACCGCAGATCCATCTATTGTTAATTGTTCGTAAGAATCATTAGTATTATCAGTTACGGATATTATTGTAACTGTAACAGAATCTCCAACACTTAGTTTTGAATTTAATGTAGTTGAACTGTTAAAACGTATATTAGGAGTTGCATCTGCAGTTTCTGTGGTTGAGAAATAATGAACTAGACCATCTTCAAGATCAATATTAGTAGCTGCACTTAATTTATTTGCAACTATATTAATTGTCTCTTTGGACATTCCATTAAGATTTAGTTGTCCAGATATTGTTGTGATGCCAGTATACTGTATGCCAGTTAGAGCAGCACCACTGATTGCTGGAAGTGCACCAGTAAGTTGTGAGGATGACAGATTCGTTAAGTTTGCAGCATTAATTGCAGGTAAAGAACCTGTAAGTTGTGCAGCAGGTAAACTTGTCAATCCGATACCAGAACCACTAAATGATGCTGCAGTTACAATTCCAGTGAGATTTAACGATTGTGTAATAGAAACGATACCTGTATTAACTGTTAAATTAGGATCGTCATGAATTTGAATAATACCTCTAGTAGCTTTAGATCCAGCATTAATTCCATTAAATGTGACTACTCCAACTACTCTACCTTCTGAGTTGAAATTTATATCGCTAATAAATTTAGACGCAGGTGGTGACGCAGTAGGTGATACTATAATCTGTCCTCTCATATTAACACGACTCTCATTCTGATAATAGTAAGTACCTGCAACAGTGGGAGTCCAAGTGATGTTACTGCTGCTAGTTCCATTATTAGTTGCTGCTGGATTTGAAACTCTATTTGCACTTCCAGTTCCTGGTGTTGTTTTAATGGATGTTGGGCCTGCAGCATTGTTGAGAGTTGCTTGAGTGGCAGTATCTAATATTAATGTATCACCCACATTAATATTGATGTCAACATCAGCACCACTGATATTACCAGTTCTATCAGCAGAAACTCCAGAACCAAAATTTCCAGAGTCAATCATATAATGATCCCAGGTGGTATTATAACGAGCAGCAAGCCACACTGTAAATGTCCCAGTCTGAGGATAACTTGGATTTAATACTGACTTGGAATTAGTTAATGGTGGTAGAGCAGTAAGACTTGCACCACTACCTACAAAACTTGTCGCAGTGATGACACCAACACCAAATATTCCTTTATTATTAAGATCTAAATATCCACCTAATTCGGGTGTACCATCTTCAACAACATTACCGATACCACTTCCAGCAGTCGCACCATCGGCAACATTAAGTAGTGTTCTTATTTGTGCTGGTGTAAGTTCTTCTACACTACCAGCACCACCTGACACTCTACCTAAAACTACACTATTGGCAGATGTTGCAACATCGCCTGAAGCAAGTGTACCATATAAATTTGTACCAGTAATTGAACTACCTGCTGATATGCTAACACCTTTTATATTACCACCTACATCTAACATTTGGGTTGGAAGCACACTTCCAATACCAATAAGACCATCGTTTTTTATAGTTAATCTTTCTTGACCACCTGCTGTTCCATCGGGTGCTGTATAGAAAGACAATCTTGCTGGCATGTCTGCTGTTGCACTTGCTACACCATCAACGTGTGCAGAAATTCTTGCACCACCGTTTGCCAAATCACTTCCATCATCCCCAATGAAAGTTATTCTACCCAGTTCATCGTTAAATTGTACAAGACCTCTTGAGGAAGGATTTGAAGATCTTGATTTAATAAACCTAATACTCGGTGCAGCTGTATCTGCACTAAATCTGTATAATCCAAGAGTAGATGAACTATTATCAGTTCCTACCTGTTGAATAGATGGATCAAATCCTAATGCTAACGGAATTGAAGTACTATATCCAACGTGTAATAAATCAGTGGTAACTGAACCTGCAACTCCAATATTTGATTGGAATGTTGCGATACCAGTTACTTTTAATTGATTGAAAGTGGAAGTTCCTGATGTATCAATATTACCAGTACCAGTTACAACATCAGTTAAATTTGCACCGCTAATTGCAGGAAGTGCTCCAGTTAGTTTTGATGCAGTCAGTGTTGATATTCTTGCATCAGCAACTGTACCAGTTAAGTTACCAGCAGGTATACTTGTTAATGAAGTAGCAGAACCACTAAATGTTGTTGCAGTTACTATACCAGTAAGATTGACATTACCAGTTCCAGTAATATCCTTCCCATTAACATCTAAATTACCTCCCAACTGCGGTGAACTATCGGATACGACATCACTAATCCCACTAGCTGGTAAATTACTTAAGTTTGAACCATCACCAACAAATGATGCTGCAGTTATAATTCCAATAAATGTTGCACTACCATCCGTTGTTACTGTTGCAACTCCTGCACTTATAGGGCCTACATGAATTCCAGATCGAGCAGTAACAATGCCCAGTGCATCAACATTCGTGACATCTTCATATGTAAGAGTTCCTCCAACTGATACATTACCCTGAACAGTTAGTGATGCGAGTGTTCCAACAGAAGTTATGTTGGGTTGAGCAGCAGTTGTCACTGTTCCTGCAGTAGTTGCAGTATCAGCATTACCAGTTGTATTTTGATTACCTACTGCGTTTACACCTGGTAAATTTATACTTGAAGTTCCATCAAAAGATACACCACCTATAGTCCTTGCAGTTGCTAAAGAAGTAGCAGTTCCTGCATTACCTGAAGTATTTCCAGTTACATTACCAATTAAATCTCCTCTAAAACTTGTAGATGTAACCACCCCTACACTAAGACCAATTCCAGATATGTTACCTCTTCCTAATACATTATCTAATGTGTCAGTTTCTGTATATGATGTGAGAAATGTTGAAGTGTTAGTTGAACCATCAGCCATTAAAAATTGAGATGATGTTCCACCAATTTTCTTAAAAGAAACTGCACTTACAATTCCAGTTACAGAATTAAGAGATAATGTTGCACCTATACCAACTTTACCAACTATTTCGAGACTAGTTAAATTATCACTAAATCCATCTATTCCAATCTTTAATGATTTAAATTTATTACTTAAATACTTTGCCATTTTAGTTTAACGTCTCCAAGACACTTCCAATAAATTTTACATCAGTTCCATTACTTGCTGATAAAACAATTATATCTCCACTTTCAAGAACTAACTTACCAGAAAGTAAATTTGCAGTATCACTTGATTCAATCGGGAACGTTTTTAAAACTTCAGTTGTCACTGCAACGCCAGCAACTGATCTTTCATGTGAAAATGATACCGTTTGTGTGCTGCCACCAATATTTGTTGCAGATGCCAAAAGAACAACTCCAGAGTAACCAACTGGTGCAGTGTATATACCGACTGGACTTGAAGGAACTACATTTGTAATTGTTCGAAATACGTTTTGTGCTAATGCCATTTTAATCTCCTCCTAGTGCTAAAATAAATGGTGTCATTGTTGAAAATAAACTCTTGGTATATGAATCACCAGTAACAGTTCCTGCTTGCTGATTAATTACAACACCATCACCAATTCTAAAGTTACCTGCTTGATCTGTGCTTGTGAATATTGTCAATCCACCATTTCGATCATCAATTTCATTTTCTTGAATTGTTACTCCCCCTCTTGATGGAAGAGAATTAATTAAATCAGTTCCTGATCCTATGTATTCGAAAGAGTGACTTGAAGCTAAGATTCGACTTTGTTTAAAGAAAGGAACAGTTGAACCAACACCCACAGCAAATGGAACATTTTCTGTAAATGTAACCGTTGACACTCCACTTGAAATTGGAGTTGATTTTTCAACAACAAAATACTGAGGTGCCATTACTAGTGATGCAGCAGCAGAAGATCCCCCACCACCTGAAAAAGAAATGGAAGGTGTTGATGTATAACCTCTACCTTCAGAAACAATTGTTATTTCTGATATTGATCCATTTTCTATTATTGCAATTGCAGTTGCATTTATACCCCAAGATTGTGAAGGAGATGCAATGGTAACTGTTGGTGCTGAAGTGTATCCAGACCCACCATTTGTTACAGTAATTTTTCCAACTGATTGGTATAGTTCATCAAAATAAACAACCTGACCATCGAAAGGTCTTACAACTTTTGTTTTTGCTGTTCCACCAGAAACATAAGAATGTGCTAAAGTTGATATTCCAACATGCGTAGTAAATTTATTTGATGCTGGTAAAGACTTAACTTCAAAAACAAATCCAACATCACCATCAGGATATGTTTTATTACCGTAAGCACAGGATAATACAATATTTGCTAAAGTTACACCCATTCCAACTGTAAAATTATGATTTGAAGATGTAGTAACAGTAGTCAATCCTGTTGTGTTATCATACTCAAAATTGGAAACATTAAATGTAGGAACTGATAAATCTAATTTAAACTCAGATGAATTTGCCGAAGCAGCAGCAGTAACAATACCAGTAAATTTTCTAGGCCCAACTCCATCAGATACTAAACCAAAATTTCCAAATGAAGAGTTTGAGTTTGTTAGATCACACATTCCACCAGATCCTGTAAATATTGATATGTCTGGATTAATTGTAAATATAGAAACTAATTGTGCGTATCCTTCATTAGTGATTGAAACACCTATGCCATTTGCATTGTATTGGGTATATGAATCTGTAACCATACTTTTGTATGGCCCTATAACATGATTTCCATCAATTTTCATACCAATACTATTATTAATAAAATTAGTACAATTACGAATGTATGGAGATTGGATTGAATATCTTGGTTTGCTTGGATTGAAAGCAAAAACTGCTTTTCCTGAGTTTAGTGATCCTGTAAAAGATATATCACTAATATAATCTCCAGGTGAAACATAAATTAAATCTTGATTTGCATTTTGTGGAGTAACTGATACTTCTCTTAAACTATCTCCGATAATACTTATTTGTGAGGGAAGTTCTATTGGATTATTTTCAATATAATTTCCTGCACTGACTTTTATAACCGAACTTGATTGTGCTATTCCTACTGCTGCTTTTATTGTTGCCTTTGCATCTGTAATTTTTAAACCAGAATTTGAATCGTTACCATCTTTAGTAACATAGATTAAATTTGTGACTGATGCACCAACTCCAGTAAGAGATGTTCCATCTCCACTGAATGATGTTGCTGTTACTACACCAGCGTTTACTATATTTCTACTATCATCAATGATAGTACTTCCAGATATTTTAATTGCCATCTACCGTCTTCGTGTCTCCACTGGGTAATTTTAACTATTTAGTTGATCTTTAAGTTCGTCTATTTGTTGTTGTTGATTCTTTACACACTCTATAAGAAGTCCAACCAATCCATTATAGTTAACACTTTTTATATCATCTTCTTTAACTAACTCTGGTAAAATATTCTGTAAATGATCAGCAGTAACTCCGAGTGAAGGCCTATTATCGGATTTCCAATTAAAAGATACACCTTCTATTCCCATTATTTTTGATATTGGATTTTCAATTGTTTTTATATTTTTCTTTAATTTAATATCAGATGCTGAGTTAATATCTGTAGCTGTAACAGTACCAGTAATATTAATACTACCAGTACCAGTAATATTATTTGAATTTAAATCAAGATTGCCTCCCAATTGTGGAGTTGTATCATCTATAATATCAACAGTTCCAGAACCACCACTGGCATTAGCACCTTCCCATTTACCAGAAGTTGAATTATATTTTAAAAATTTGTTATTTACTTTTGCACTTGATAAATCAATATCATCCATGTCCTGAATGCGAACAGCACCACCGCCACCTAGTGTTGATAACTGTCTTTGTATTCGATTGATGAATAATTGATAATGTTCAGATAGTTTATCAAAGGTTACAAATTTTTGATCCAAAGGAGTCAATGGGTCACTATTATCTGTAGATGGAGGTTCTGTTATGACATTTTCTTTAATAGTTACTTGCTCATTAAACTTAACAAACACATCCTCCATGTGTTTTATTTTCTCAGAAATATCATAATCTACTTTTTGAAACTCAGCTAAATCTTCTTTAACTTTTTCAGTTACTTTTTTTAAATCCTCTGTTCTAAAAATTTCAGATCTTATGCTTGATAACTTAGAGTTGTAAGATTTTTGCCCCTCTTCAATTTTCCCAACTTCATTTTGAATTACAGAAAGTGCTTTGTCATGATATATTTTAATGTCTTCTTCAAGTTTTCTGTGTTTAATTGAAGAAATACTTAAAACATTTTTACTTTCTTTTACTACATCTTCTTTTAATTCTTTTATTTTTTTCTCTAGTAAAAGAGATGATTTGATCACAGTTTCTTCAAATTCTTCTTTTTTATACTTAATATCCTCTAATTCTTCCTGTACACCTTCAATTACTTCTGAAAGTTCTTCAAATTTATTTACTTTATTCTTATATTTGTCATATGCACTAGAAACTGAACTCAATTCAGGATTAACTAATTGATTTATTTCTTCTTTTAACTTTGCAACTTCTTTCTTTTGAAAAAAATCTCCTGGTTTCTTGAGAGCCATTACTTATTTTTTATCATACTAAGTATTTTAGTTATTTATTCTATCAGAAATCATCCAAATATTCCTCTGGATGTAATTTATCTGTAACAGTCCAAGAATATGCGTCTTCATAATCATTTAGATAGTTTACCCATTCATCACAACATGGACGACCTAAAGTATGTTCGTTGAATTCTTTTTTTCCATCTCCATTTTCATAATTTTCAATTAATAATGTTCCTGTATGAACATAAACACTTCCCTGTTTCATTACTTCTACAGTAATGGTTGTTCCATCTGAAGTATAATCTATCATTTCTGTAATCATTATGCCTGTGTACCTGTAAGTAAATTATAACTTTCTGTCCACTCATGTACTGTGAAAAATGGATAACCATTATCACCTGCTTGACCACCAGCACTACTTCCTTCAACAAAAAGGAAATATTCGCCAGTATATCCCTGATGATTACGGTCTGCACCAGTATTGTTGGATGGAGTGGAACTATAATCATAGTTAACTGGATTATTAGATCCATAATCAACAAAATGCCACTGATCGCCATAAGTTGTTCCATAATTTCCTCGAACTGTTGGTTCATCACCACCAGCAGTTGTCCAAGTTGTGGGAGTAATTTCTGCTCTCCAAGGTTTAACTGTATTATTCTGTCTATTTAAATCTGGATCGAAATTCACGGTTACTCCATTTCTACATGTTAACAAATGACCTGACCAACAAATATCGTTAGTGTAATCACCACCACTTTTAAAAATTACAACTATTTTTCCTGCAGTAGCTGTGGCATATGTGTTTAAATTTATATCAACATATCTCCAAGAATCATGATCGTTAGATTGTTTTTGTCCACTTACGGTTGTTACACTTCCGTCAACACTATCGGCCATTGTTAAAGGCCCTTGTAATGTATTACTACCATACTCTTTCCAATATGTCCACCACTGACCCATATTAGCTCCTCTCATGTGATACCATATTCTAAAATTTGCATTTGCTGAATTGACTCTAGCAGACCTTGCTGAATGAAAATCAATCTCCTTTCCACTAACCATAGTGTCAAGAGGTGAACTTGCACGATTTTTTAGACTTCTTAATGGCATAATTATGCTTCCTTATCTCCAATCACTAAAACATTACAAGCAATACTTGCAGTTTCAACATTGACTTGAATCGTATCATTATCAGTTGTTAGTGTAATTGGATAAGGAAATTCTAAAAAATAAGTATCATTATTTGATAAAGTTAATCTTGCTAGTTTATTTGCGGCCGCAGCAGTACCAACACTCCCACCATTATTAGGAACAACATGAACTGCTACAATTATTTGATCTGTATTACTAGTATTGAAAAGTATCAATCCTCTTATATAAGAAGTTTTACTACTACTAACAGTATATACTGCAGAAGTTGAGTTTCCACTCACTGCAGCAATTCCACCTAATCCAGTTTTTGCTAATGCCATTATCTATTATCGTTTTGAAATATTTATGTGAACAACATCATCTCTAATAAATCAACAGTTCCACCACCTCCACTAGATGCTGCAATCGTTACTGAATCTGCTGAATCATCTGTGGTTATTGTTACATTAGAACCAGCAACTAATGTCAACGTATCTGTTGTAGCGTCAGCAACCACGTTATTTTGTCCACTAACTGCAATTGTAGAAAATACATTTTGTGATCCACCTCCTCCACCAGATGCAGCTAAATCGATAGTTCCATCACTATCTTGATAGGTTGCAGTGATGTTCGTTTCAGTATTACCTGAGAACATTGCTCCTACAATATCCTGAACTTGTTCTGTGGTAACGCCCACCGTAACAATTCCAGTTGGGCCACCAGCAAGTGTTACATTAACACCAGCAACAATAGATGTTACAATACCTGAAAGATTTACTCCATTACCATTAGCAAGTAGAAGTGTTCCTGCTGAGTTTGGTAAAAGCACTGTTGGATTTCCTGAAAAATCAGAATGTGGTGGTGCTTGTAAATTTAAATAATGTGCATTATTTGATTCGCAATAAAAATAAATTCTACCTGAAGTTGAATCATCACTCTTAATATCTAATCTGTTCGTTGCAGTTATAATCCCAGAGGCGTTAATATTATTAACTTCAAAACCAGAAGCATGTAAATTTTGAGTGTGGAACTGAATACCATTTGTATGTCCAAGTGTTAGTGCTGTTCCGACATTTACTATATTATTGGTTCCGTCTAATTTTAATGAACTTTGTCCAATTGTTAATATACCAGTTATACGAGCATCTCCATTAACAACAAGTTCAGTATTTCCTGCTCCAATAACGACATCGTTAGTATTGAATGTACTTACTCCAAATACATTTAAACCATTAGTAGTAGTTAGCAATCCACCAATTGATACATTTTTTGTGGTGCTGATTCCAGTAGCAGTAGATGTCCATGTACTACCAGCACCAGCTGTTCCACCACCTCCTCCAGAGACAGTTGCAAATTCAAATTTTTCTGTAGTGCTATTGTATTTTAAGAATTTACCATTATCATCAGATCCATTCCATGTAACATCATCTAAACGTTTGAAATTTACTTCACCACCTCCACCTAATGTGGATAATTGCTGCTGTATTCTTTGGATTAAAACTGAATAATGCTTTTGAAACTCTTCAAAATTAGAAAACTCTTGATCTAGTGGGGTTAATGGATCTTTATTATCATCAGTTATTGCAAGTAATCCTAGAGATTTTTCAACTAAAGAAGCCTCTTCTCTGACTTCTTCTATTTCTTTTTCTAATTCTTCTTCACTTATTTCTTCTACTTCTTGCTCTTCTGTGATTACAGGTTCTTCAATTATTTCCTCTTCTATAGGTTCTTCTACAACTTTCTTTGGTTTAGGTTTTTCTATATTTGAAAAAAAATTTTCAAATGCATCAAGTTTTTTTGTTTGCTTTTTTTCTTTTTCTGCTTGTTCTTTTTTTATATTACCAAAATCTTCAAACAAAGAATCTAACCCTAAGTCCCCTACGATGGATTTAAGTTCTTTCTTTGCTTCTTCTAATTTTTTCTTTTTCTCTTTCTTTGACTTTGAGATCTCAGAGAAGAAGTCTCTTAAATCATCTGACATTATTAAGATTCTTCAGTAGTATTATTATTTAGAACACCCTTTTTTAACAATTTTGATAAATCTGAAGTTGATCCCACAAATAATGCATTATTGACTGTTTTTGGAGAGTCTTTTTCCTCTTTGTTTAATTCTTTCATTTTTGATTGAAGATCAATTAACTTATCAGTTGTATCTCCAACACTTTTAATTATTTGTCCTGCAACTTCGTATGCTCTGGGGTGGTCACTTCCCTGTGCCACTTCTAGAATACCATTAAGTGCTTCTTGTCCCTTTTCAATTAAAGAATATAAGTTTCCCCTTGAGTACTCATAGTCAAGAGTCGAATCTTCTTTCTTTTCTACTTTTTCAATTTGGTTCTTTTTTGGTGTATCAACTGGATCTACATCCAAAAATTCATCTATCTCATCAAATTTACTCATACATCAACTCCTTTTGTAGGGCTGTAACTTCTGAAGTCAGGTAAATCAAACCTCTGCTCACTAAATCCAAAGTCATCTCCGAGTTCAACTAGAGCATCATCTTGAGCATTAACAGCGTCAATTGTGTCACCATTTACATGAGTATCTATAGTTGTTCCATCTTCACCACGCCTAACAGTAATATTATTTCCACTAATTTCTTTAATAAACATCAATTCATCACCGATTGCAATGTAGGTATCAAGAACTAAACTTGATGTGTCCTGAACTAAGAATTTGATTTGAGTTTTTGTAATATCCTCTGCAAGTGATGTAACTGCATCATCATTATAATCTTTGAGTGCTCTTGGTTCAGCAATATATCTCTTTGACCTTGTTGCAGTTCGAGTATTGGTATTTGTATTATAATCAACCTGAACTTTCTTGATGAGTCCTGAACCAGAATCTGATACTGGGCCAAATAGATAAGTTTTTGCAGTAAATGATAGTGTGTGAGTTATGATTCGTTTTTCATCATATCCACTATCATAATTATCATCAAAGGTCACACTTTCTAATACCATTGGTATATCTCTCTTTTCACCTATTGCCTTAACTAGATCTACAGTTAGGTTAAATGATGGTTGAAAGAATGGTAATATTTGTTCAATAATTTGTAGAGAGTCTTCATTATATTGAGTCATTGCATATAACTTAAAACTTAAATTATAAGGAACAGGCATGAATACCTTTCTTGCACTCTTTGAACCATCTTTTGTAAATGCTTTAAAAGTTTGCATTGTTGAAACTTTTCTTGCAGGATCGTATGATATTCCATCCATCTCAAATGCTAAACGAGGTAAAGTTATTGCAACTCTCTTTCTTAAATCTGGTTTCTGTTCTAATCTTGCCAAGAATTTTTCTGTTGGGCCATAAGCAATTGGAACCCTTACAGTTGAAAATGGTGCACCTGCAGCAGTCTGATGTTTTATATCAATTGTATTGAAAAGAGTACCAAAGGATATAATAGTCCTTCTGATTATCTCATGGTAATAATAGGTTCCTAACATATCTTAAACAGGACTTATCCGAACTATTTAGAAGTCACCGAATGGGTTGTCTTCGGTAAAGTCTATAATTGAGTCTGCTTCAGACTCTACGACTATATTTTCGTTATAATTATCATACTCATCTTGATCAGATGCACTTCTTATAATATACTTAGAATCTGATCCTAACATGGTTGTTCCGATACCAACAACTGCTTCTCCAATTGCGAATCCACTTCCAGCAACATTTGTAACTTTAAGTATTCGATCATCTGAATCCCAACTAGAAACGTATGCTGTTGTTCCTGTTGAAACTCCTCGAACTAATTCTTTAAAGAGATAATTTCCAGTTGCAAATCCAACTGCTGCAGGCGGTGATATAGTAAGAGTCGGTGCTGTAGTGTAACCAAATCCAGCATTTGAATATCTAATAGATGCTAGTTTACCGAGTGTATTAATAATAGCAATTGCTTGTGCGGTTGACCCTACTCCGATATTAGTATCTAAACCAACAGGATTGAAAGTTACCGTAGGAACCGCACCATAACTTGCTCCAGCCTGGTTAATGACTGGTGTAGATAGAGTTCCGTCAGATATAATTGCAGTTGCTGCAGCACCTGTTCCGAATACATTTTGACTTCGAATTGTAATTGTTGGTGCGATTGTGTAACCAAAACCAGGATTTGTTAATTCAATACGGTCTACTGATTGTCCATTTTGACCACTTCGACTGGTCATAATTGCAACAGCAGTTGCATTAGTACCCTGACTTGGTGCTGATGATATACCAATCAATGGTGGTAATGTATATCCTGTTCCATCATTTATCAAATCTATAACTGCAATTCCCTTACCAATATTAGTATTACCTATATCTTTAGATAATTGAACAGTAGCACTTGCAGTTGATGCAGCAATACCAACCATACTCAATCTTGTAGTATATCCAAACTCTACAGCTGCTTCATCTACTGCTTGAATTCCAGTATCAATATTCTCATCAAGGGCATAATCCATCACCTCACAACTTAAAGTGTAAACATAAAGATTGTTCAATTGATAAAATGGTTTTTTACCCTCAACATACTTGATTTCAAACATTGTATTGTCAAGAGGAAAATAAATTAAATCTCCTTCTTCTGGCCTTGTTGCTAATTCTATTTGATTATCTGTAGATAAAAATGGACTAATGAAATCCTCATATCTTTCTTTTGATACTACAAAAGTTACTGCATCTGTAGTTTGAACTCCAAATTTTTGTAAAATATCCCCATTACCTTCAAACCCTTGATAATTTAAGAGATATGCCTCCATACGATAAGCATCATCAAAAGTTGATGCTGTTACTTCTTTTATAATTGTATTTTTATTAATTACTTTTCGGGGAAGATAAACAATATCTTGCCCATAAATTTTTAGTTGTTCATTTATAAGATCTTGAACTAATCTCTGTTCACTTGATGATCCTTGTAAAAAATATGGTGAAAGTGGCATGATATCATCCTATGAGATCAAGAGGTGGTATTTCGTATTCTGTTTTGAGTGAGTATTCAATTTCTTCAATTTCTTTTATAGCATCTTCATATATTTGTCTTCCATTCAATTGAACTCCACCAGGTAATAATACACCATTAAATTTAATTAAATTCATTCCCCATTGTTTTTTAATTACGGCTGTCGCATATTTCTTTAACCAAAAATCATTATAAATTGCAGGTGCATCTGATGGATCTAAAAGACGATAACCATCAATGATAATGAATGTATCATCAGACATCTGCCCAAAATCAATATCAAGATATAGTCTATGATTCTTTTTATTAAATCTTAATTGTGTATCTGGAGTAATGATACGACTTAAATCTTCCAAATAAGTCTTAGTCATTGCATAGTTCATCAAATCAAGTGCACCATAGTAATATAAGTCATTCAAAAATATTTGATACTTAATATTAAACATACCACTAGATATGGTACTTGCATCCATTTTAAGAACTCTTTCTACACCCAATACATGGTCTGGTAGTTGTATAAAGTTTTGACTCTCTGTAAATGTTGTTGTAGTTATACCGACTGTAGAATTTGCTGTGGTTGTTGTAATTCCAGTTTTTAATGTTTCTCTATTTTCTTTTGTAATTTCATGTTTCAATAACATTCTTTCGACACCATCAAAATGTCTTTCTTGAAAGTATTGAATTGAATCGTCAATTAGATCATCAATTTGATCATCATCCACATTAACTTCCAGCACAGGATAACCCAGTCTTCTTAGACAGTAATCTATCAATCCTTGCCTTGTGGATGGCTTACTCATTTCTTAATTCCCCTTTTCGGTTTTTGCAACTCTTCAAATTGTTGCTTTAATTGCATGTAATCCTTTGTCATAGACTCCATTTTTGCCTCTAACAATATATTTTGATTAACTAATGTTGATAATTTCTTATGGTAATGATTAATCAAAATATTCACATCAACTTCACTGTTCATAGTATCAGAATTGACCTCCATCAATTGTTGTTGTCCACTTCGGTATGCCACTGGCATCCGTTGTTAGTATATAGTTTGAAGTAGTTATGCCAGATGATGTACCAGCAGCACCAACCATTTTACCAGTGGTGTCGAAATAAACAACTCCATTACCAGCAGTATGGAAATCTCCAGTCTGAAAATAAATTCCTTTGATATCTAGAAAACCTTTCGTACCACTTATAACATTACCAGTGTTAGTAGCATCAGGAATATATGTGAAAGACCTTTCAGGTGCATTACTATTTTCACCTGTGCTATCATTAAATCCAAAGAATCCAGTTTTGTTGTTTGCTACTCCAGTGCTTGTATTATAATTAAAACTAATACCACGATCAGTATTTGTATCAAATCCATGAGTAATTGTTAACTGTGTTGTTGCTCCAATTCCAGCTGTTGTTTGACCATCAATGAATACGGTTGTGATACCTGCAGATTCAACAAATGAGTTAATAGTTGTTGTGCCAGCACCTGGAAGTGATGAACTACCACTTATTGTGTCACCTGTGTTAATACCTGTAATCGAATCAAGTTGAATTGCAGATGTTCCAGATCCAACTATTGCTAAAACAGTTCTCTTACTTGTCACATCACCAATATTCATTATTGGATCATTTAATGATGTATTTGTAGAGTTAACAGTGGTTGTAGTTCCATCAACCTGTAAACTACCTTTGATAATGACCATTCCATCACTATCCAAACCATCTGGATATGGGTCAATGAATAAAGTGTTTCCTCCACCAGACCTACTTCTAATTACATTAGATGAAATTCCAATATTATCAATAATTAAACCATCAGCACCAGGATTTATTATTTCAACAGGAACATCATTGAAAACCCAACCTACACCAGTTACCTGAACCTTATCCGTTCCATCTTCATCGTACTCAATACTTGAATCTGAGTTTTGACCAAATGATAATTTAGTATCATCATTAATAATAACTTGTCCACTACCGTTAGTTACGAATTTTATATGTCCATTACTATCATTTGAGTATATTGTATTTCCATCTATTGTTAGATTATCTACGTTCCACTGATTAACTCGTGGCATATTACCTACAGAGCTACTACCTTCTCCAAAACCTGAAGAACCTCCACCTGGGTGTCCTGAACTTTCTCTTTCAAGAATTGGTATGAATCCGTTTGCTAATGTACCACTATTAGCATTCGCACCACCAGCAACTGTACCTGGTGTATTACTCATCATATCGGTGTAGTACTTACCACCGATAACTATTGGATTTGGATCTGGATTTGTATTATCTCCAACAAACAGTCTTGAACCTAAATTTCCTTGTGTTCCGTTCGCAATCGTGACTGCAAGTTCACCATAGTTTATACTAGCTGGAGCAACATTGCCAGTCGATCTTTTTACTCGTATTATGCTGGCCATTTAGAAACTTCCCCCATTAATGTTTAAATTTTGTGTTGCTCCTGGTGTTAATTCTAAAGTTGCTTCAAATTTACTTGTTGTCGAATTAAAAACTAAAACCATTCCATTCTGTAGTCCACCAGATATGTCCACATCTGATAATTGAGCCAAACTGTCACCACCTCCAGATAATGAGGATATAACTTTATTAGCATTTTGTGATCCAACTCTGACTTTAATATTCGCCATGTTAATTAACCTGTAGTGACTCCAGCAGTAATTATTGCACTCCCACTAACAATTCTTGTTTTTATAGAACCATCATTTAATAATACATCATAACTGTATCTACCTGCTTTTAAAGCAGATGTGACAGAAGATCCCAATGATATCTTCAATTGTCCTAAAGTGCGGTTAGGAAATGAAACAGAAAAACTTGCTTTCTCATTTAAAGAAGCAGGATGTTTTTTTAATTTCGAAGTAGCTGAGTAACCACTTAAGTCGAGTGGTGCATTTGATGAACTTTCTAAATTAAAAGTTTGATCAAAGTCAGCTCCAGCATCAATTACTATGTTACTAATATATGCTGCCATTATTTAACTAATTAGAATCTGTCTTAGAATATTTATAAATCATTTATCCATAATATTTCTAAGAAGAGTTTTTATCTCATCCATATCCTGTTTTAGAGAATCCAAATCACTACGCATATTATCAAATTTTCGTTTTTCCTCATACTTTTTTTGAGAAAGTTTTACAAATTTATCAAATTCACTCTTATTTTGACTGATAATTGCATTTGAGTCCATATCTCTAACAAGAGAAACATCAGACTTAACTTTTATGTATTTGTTCATTAGTCGTCAATTTCGAATGATCTAAGTGCGATTGCTCTAAAGTTCTTAAGTCTAGGTGGTTTTGCTTGACTAGTAGATGTCATCACAACTTTAATCATAAAACCACTAAACTGTGCAGTGTTTTCAACAGTAAACTTATATTCACTAAACGCATTTCTAAAAGCATTTGCATTTACAGTCTTGTCTGGTAATCCATTTCCATTAAATGGTATGTAGTTTTGATTCTTATCATCACCATCGTTTCTGAATATCTTATAGAAGACTCTAAACTCACCCTCTGCCTCTCTATGTCCATCAAATTGGACAAATATCGAATTTGAAACAAATTCTAAGTTAATTTTTTGAGTTTCATATATGGCAGTGTTTGGATCTAAACCAGATAGTTTTGGTCTACTATCAGTTTCAAAATTAGTTACCTTATCATCAACTAAATTACTTATTGCAATAATGTTCAAAGTATTTAAATCAATAACTGGAGATACATCCTCTTTTGTTGTTGAAAGAGTCAATTCGAGACCAAAAGATTTTTGATTACCCAATAAATCAAATTCGTTTATTTCTGATGTAACTATTCTTGGACTGTTAAGATAATTTAATTGATTGAGAGATACGGGTTCATAACCTTTATCTACAAATGATGCTTCATTACCACTCAAACTTGTTCCAGATGTTGTTTTGATTCTTCCTGTTATATTAGTTCCAGTAGGTGTTATTGATGTAATTCTTGGATCGATGATTTCAAAAGGAACGTTTTGTGACACGTGAAGTTCACTTCCCCCTCCAGTTTTGGTTTTTTGGAATGTTTGACCCTCACTAGGAACTTTTAAATAATAACTATCAAAAGTTTTTTCTCTGGAATCTATATTATGATCTGTATTGATCCTTCTTAGAGATACACCATTAAACTCGTACTTACGAGCTAGAGTTGATGCACTATGGTTAGATTTGAAACTTGAATCAGTAGATCTTGTTGCAATTGTTATTTGGTTATTTGAAATAGAATTATATGAAATAATTTCTCTGTCTATTAGTAAATATCCAGTATGTCCAGCTCCAACCGCAGTTCCTTCGAAGGTTGTAAAGTCAGTTCCACTTGTAAGATCAATTGTTGTACTATCATCATCTATACTTGAAGTTATGAGTGTTGGTTTTGCATCAGGATGGAAATTGGAAACTCTTACTTTGTTTGTACTAGAGTGCATTCCATGATTTCTATGATCAAATTTGAGAGTATAACCATCTCTAATTGGATCAGAACTAATTCCAGTTACATCACCAGCATTGATAATGAAATTTGTTCCATTTGTTTCGATGTAAGTTATACTTGCTGAATCTACAAAAGTGTCTTCAACTTCATCTACAATTAATTGATTTGTATTAGTAATAGTCTTAACAACTGCTCTTACTCCAGAACCATTGAATCCAACATTATTCATAAGTAATAAATCACCTACTTGATATCCAGTACCACCATTTGTAATTGTAATACCAGTGGTTGTGTTGATAGCATTAGATGCTACTGTTACAACTCCAACTGCTCCAGATCCAGATCCTGTTAAAGTAGTGAATCCAATTCCCGCAAAGGTTCCATCAGTTAATCCAATTCCAGTATTTGCAACAATTTCAACTGTTCCAGATCCTGCTATAGATATTTTTCCACCAGATGAAAATATTCTACCAGTGTTTGTTCCTTGTGTAACTTCAGCTCCAGGAGTAAATGATATTGTAGTTTCTCCGATTCCAATAGTTATTCTCTTTGAGAATGAAGTAACTGGATTGGTTTTTCTAATTTTTTGTAGTGGTAATTTACTATTACGAAGAAGAACACTGGATGGTGTATTAGCCACAAATTGTGCCTTGTTAAGTTTAAACTTAAGATCTTCTAACTGACTTGGTGTCCAAGTGGAACTGTTTTGTGATTTAAACAATGATCCAAGATATGGTTGCCTATTACTTACAGACTGAAGAACTAAATCCTCTTCACCCATTCTAGTAATGTAAGTAAGATATTTTTCAGTTGGTGCTACTAAAACTAACGCATACTCATATCCGCTTTGTAAATAAACTGGTGTATCAAATCTAAAGTTAGTTGCTACAGTTGGATCATCAGAAGCATTGACATCTGCAGGATTAATCTGCATTTCACCAAACGGTAAAATTGTAGTTGTTGGTGTACCATCTCTCATAGTTCTTATCTGCACAGTTACAGGAACTTCATTGTCTTTAGTTTTGAAATATAATTCACCACCTGTTATAAAGATACCATCTTGATATTGATCCCTCTCAACTAAGAATGATTGAGCTAAAGGATCATACCAACCAGTATCAGTAACATTTGTTACAGTATCTTCTTCCGTTCTAGTTTCTGTAAATAATCTAGATATTGGTTGATCAGAACCAATTTGTTTACTTTCAATTTGAGGTGTCGTAATTGATAATGTTTGTTCCTGTGTATTTGTTTGATAACCAGTTGCAAGATAATCTGTTTCTGCAGAACTTTCACCAGGATCTAATACGCTTGCATTAGTTGCACTTGTGGTGATTCTGATTGTATTGTTTCCAGTGCTGAATAAAGGATTTCCCTCTACAGTTGGATCAGGTATGTGTAATGAAAAGATCAAATTTCCATTAGCATCACTAACTAAACTTAAATCACTGATAACTGCTTCTGCATCACCATCTTTATTAACTAAGGTCATTCCCTTTTTAACATATCCAATATGATCTGCTTCAGTGAAGAATGATAATCCACCAGTATCAACATTTAAAATTGTACTTGTACTAGAGTAAGTTGCAGGTAAAGATGTTGAATCATATGGATTTGTTGTATATGTTTCTGTGGGATCATTAAATGGGCCTATTTTATGATTTGAATCAGTAAGTCTAAAATGAATACTTGCTTTGCCAGCAGTTCCTGGTGGATGTTCTACACTATACATCAAATCACCAGTCGAGAATGATCCTCTTGACATAACGACTGGAAGAAGTTTTGGAACAGCATATGCTGTCATATCTTGATTTTCCATGAATACATAATATCTTGTATTCGGTTTTAGTCTTTTTCCAACAATTTCAATATTTCTAGATCTAACATTATACAATACATCTACACCAAGAACTTTATTGCCTAAATCAATAACTTGTTCATTAGGTGTCAATTCAAGACCAAATGTTCTCTCTATACCAGTTTCTTCAAATGTTTGAGTAATTGTATTCAATAACTCTTGAGTAGTGGTTGTAATTTGTCTTATACCATTACCAGAAAGACGTTCTACATTTGTATTTGATGATAAAACTTGAGAATCAGTAATTTCTTCACCAAGGAATGTTGCACTATCTCTACCATTCCAACTTTGTTCATGTGAATTCCAAACAGAAGATGCCATTCCACCATTTTCTCTATCATCAATACCCAATACAGCAGCAAATGCACTAACTCCAGTATCAATACTAAAGATGTCTGGAGCTCCAAGAGGAACTTCCTCAATCCAAAAATCTGATTCAGGACTTAATTGTATTGTTCCTGCAAATAATGCTATATGGAAAGGATTGAGATTTTCAGTTGTTGTTGCAAAGGGTTGTGATATGAATTCTACATCAGTATGTTTAAGAATTAAAGCAGGCCCATTTCTTGTAACATTTCCATCTACAAAATCTTCACTCCATCTGTAATCAGTAGTGATTGGATTTGAAATTGTACTCTTTGTTTCATGTATTAGAGCGACATTTCTTTCTGTTGATCTTGGTCTACACTCACCTCTTACAAGATCAATATCAAATTTAGATTCTCCTTTTAAATTATGAATCAAATGATCTTTAAAATTATCTACGAAAAAACCAGATTTAAATTTATCTAATCCAGTGTTTGGATCTTTAATTGATAAATTTTTAGTGTCAGTTTCTAATAATGATAATGTTGTATAATTTTCTAAATTTTTAATTCTATGTTCGAGACTACCAATATCTTTCATTGTATATCTCTTATGTTTAACTTTCTTTACAGTAACCTCTTTACTTGCATTTCGAACATATGGAGGATATGAAATTGAAGCAACTTCAAAAGCTTCCTCATTTGGTAATGGTAATTTGGGAAGTCTTGATGGAGTTCCTTCCTTTACAGTAAATACTTTATCTTTTGTTAGGTATAATCTATCAACTCTACCTTGATAGTAAGAATAATCAACTACAACAGTTTCATTAGATGCTACTACTTCAGATTGTGTTGAAGAAAAAGATCTAGATCCAAATGAGAATGGTGATTTATTGTTCGCTGTAAATGGTACTACTCTAGGTCTGAAATCAATGAAATCAGAAGCAAATCTATCAAAAACAAATGGTATATCTTTACTGTAACTTAGTGTATTATAACTATTAACTGTTTCAATAGTTCCTGTAGTCTCGTTATTAAGTAAGTAATCAAAAATAATTCTTAATTTACGAGTTGGTTTTTCTGCTTCAGACTTTCTTACAATTCGAGAATAATCTGCAAATTCTAATTTCTGACCATCATCTAAAGTATAATTTTGAAGTATGTTTCGATCACCAGGTAGAACACTGGTTAATGATGCGAATATTCCAGATGTTTTAAGTGATATATTTTCTCCTATCTCAAAGGTATTTTGATTTTCATAAACAAATGAGATAGAAGTTCCTGATACAACAGATACAACACGAGCCACAGCACCTGAAGATCCACCAATAAATTGTTCTCCTACAGTTACGTTTCCTGTAAATGTTGCTGTTGCATCTGTTGCAATAAGAGTTGGTAAGTCTGGATTATTTGTATCATTTGATTCAAAAATTGCCAATACACGAGATACTTCTGGAACATTTAATGAAATTTCCTCATCTTGAACTCTTGTTCCATAGTATTGTCCGTAAGTCAAACCATCATCTAAAGATGTTGCTCCAATACCAGATCCAGTTGATTCTGATTTTGTTATTACTAAATCACTGCATCTTACGATTGATTTTTCTTTTGATGATAATTTACTTCTTCTAACAGTTGCTGTTAATACTGCGTCACCAGTTACTTTTGATAATCCACTTATAGTAATAGTTTTAAGGTTTGTAGATACCTCTACCATCGCACTATCTAGTTTTTGCATAAAACCTAAATCTGTGCTTGTATCAACTTCTAAAGCATAATTTGTTTGAGTAAATGGTTCAAAGAATAAATCATCAGTATTAAGACCACTGATGTCCGAAATATTAAAAATAACTTGACTATTAGTAAAACTGGTTTTTGTAATTTGTTTTCTTATAATATATGAACTATCCAGTACATTCATTGATGAAACAAAATCATCTGTCAGTTTAACTCTAAAACCAGGATCATCTGCTTGAGTTAGTGTTGGTATTTTAACTGAAACATGATTTGGTGATATATTACCAATAACACCATCACATACACCATCAACAGTAGCAACTGCTTCCATTTGAAAATTAGTTCCACCAGCACCAATAGAACTTACTCGGTTAAAAGTTACATCTGTTCTATTAAAATTACCAGCAAAACCAATAATATCATTTACTTTAACTAAAGATCTGTAATCCTTAACAGATGGATTTTTAAGCAATCCAGAGACAATACTAATTTCCTCTCCAGCTCTGAATATTTCTTTGTCACGATCTAATACTAAGTTTGCAGCAAAACTAGTTGTACCTGCACTAACTCCTGTGCTACTATGAATTGCTTTTATGTCTTCAAAACTATTATCTACAATCGTTGTAATATTATTACCTATTTCAAGACCGTTAACTATTAATGGTTCGTTTATTTGAAACTCTCCAATAACATCACGAAGTGTCATTGAAGTTCCATTTACTGCTGTAACTACATATCCAACAGCTCCACTAAATTTACCTTTTACATGAGAATCCACACCAGTAGTAATTGTATTTGCTACAGTAAGAACGGTATACAATTGCATATCATAAAATCTTAAATCAAAAGTTGTGACTGCAATTCCTGCTGAAGTTCTCTGCATAAAGTCATATGGTCTTACATCACCTATGACTGTTGCACCAGTATCACGCTGTCTAGAATCAAGTAATCTTCTATCTAATAATTTTAATGAAGATGCATTAAATCCAATAGCTGGAGAACCAAGAACATTTGTTATGTTTATTGACTTTCCAATTCTTATTGGAACGCTTATATTTTCCTCTAATTTGGTCGTTCTTGGTTTAAATACATCAATAGACGTTGATCCGACTTTATCGATCTCATAACCCCTTACATACGCCCTTCCTGAAGAAACTTGTAAACTGATAATATCATCTGATGGTGTATTTCCATTTTGAGTCTGTTGAGTATCAAAATATATTCCCCTATTTCCAAGTCTATCATTTAATGACTCTTTTACGTCTACAGAAAATGGTTTTACGTAATAATCTCCAGATTCGTCATAAGTTCGTCTTGCTAACTCTTTTGCAAAAATATTATATTCAGTTGTGGTTACCATCTCTTTAACGTAACCATTTTCAACTCTCATCAATTCAACAAAATCTTTATCATCAATATCAGTTAAAGATTTTTTATGAAGAGTTAAAGATATTTTTAATCTATCTGCACCAGGTGCAGCCTCATTTGAAAAACCTAAAGCATTATCGTATAAATCAGAATTAGTTGAAGATGCACTTGATTTTTCTTCCTTTATTAAAAATCCAACTCTATAACTTGGAGAGTTACTATATTGATCTAAAATTGCTGTAGATGCAACTGTTTTTACAAAAAATCCACGAACAAAATATACACCTTCATTAATAGAGAATGATGATCCTGTTGAGGTTGAGTTTGTAACTATACATCTTGCAAATTGACTATTCGCTGCAATGCTTGTATTTGCAAATGTAATTCCTGAAAGAGTTATTAAATTTTCACCATCCTGAAATGTCCTTGTAGTCCCGTCTGATCCAGATTTAGAGTACTTTACATATAAAGTGTCAAATCCATCAATTGATTCGGATGCAGTCAATCTATTGACCACTGTGGCTTCAACACCAGATGTTTCTCCTTGTATTTTTATATTATTGTCTACTAAAAATTTCGTGTAACTATTAACTGGAATATTTAAAAAATTTGGGTCTATTTTTACCGCAAAATAACTGGTATCATAAAAAGTTCCACCAGGTATAACCATTGAACCTTCTTTGAAAAAATGTCTTCCAAATTTTTCAACTTGATTTTGTAATATTGATTGTAGTGTTGTTAACTCTCTTGCTTGAACTGGAAAACCAGGTTTAAACAATACCTTATGATAATTTTTATTTTCATTAAAATCATCGAAATATGGAGAAACGTTTAAGTTAGTATTTTGTGGCATCTGATTAGAATTCGATTACGATTTTTACTTCTTCCTTTTGTGAAGTTGTCCTTGTGACTGGTGCTCTGTTATCAATATATATTATCTCACCAGAGAATTTTTTAATTTCTGGATTGGCAATCCCTTGAGTGAATGCATGACCTAAAGACTCACTTCTTTGACCAATAGTGATTGATTCAGCACTAAATGTTGTATCAACCTCCAAATTATCAACAGTTTGACCAGGTTGAATGTGAGTCGCACCAGTAATTGCAGTTGCCACTCCTACAAAATTACGAAGTTCATAACCATAAACAGATTGAGTCGAAAAACCAACTGGTTGATAATACCTCAAGACTCCAGTATTAGAATCCCAAGAAGCAACATACCCAATCGCAGTTCCAATACCAATAGTAGAATCATTTGAGTATTGAGTTATCTTTGTGTTCTTAGTATAAACAACATTAGATAATACCGTACTAGATCCACTAGGAACTTTTAATCTTAATGCACCTAAAGAAGTTGCAGTCCTCTTATTTAGAACAGAGGTTCCACCAAACTCTAAAGGATCTTTAATTATTCCAACACGAGAAAAATCATTTCCAATGATATAATCTGCTTTATCATTAATATTATTATCAAATTTAGAATAAACCATAACTCTAAATCCACCCAATTCACGATATATGTCAGCACCATGTCCACCTTTTGGTGGTATTATGACTTCAAATTGAGGTTCATCAGTACCACCACCTACAGTCAATGTTTGTCCGTCTAAAGGTGAACCAGAATCAAATCTAACTGCTGCATAAGTATACTCTTTAGAATTAGTATCTGCTAATTTTATCTTTGTTACCACACCTTCAGCTACTGTAACTATTGCCTTACCATCAGATCCATCTCCAATTATAGGGACTGTTATAGTTTGTGTTCCTGAAGTTTGACCACCGATTGAAGCTGTTCCTGCTCTCTTTATTATGATAGATTCTAATTTACCATCAACTGCTGCATCTTTTATGGTAGCATTTGTTGTATCTCCCCATTTTTCTGGAAGAGGTATGTATGAAGATGTTACAAATTTGACAATATCAGCAGGTGCTATGGTGTAAAGATATTTCCATTGATAGTCATCTGTATTTCCGCTTTCATCTTGTTCAGGAACTGTTGTAGATGTATGAGTCGGTTCAACTTTAGATGTAGTTCCATTTGGACTCGTTGGAGTTGCACCATTATTAATACATAGATAAACTTTAAACTCAGAAGTTACAATATAATAATTTGAACCATATAAACCAGAAGTTGCAGTTTGAGATGTTCTATTCGTGGCACTGTAATTATTCTTATACATCTCATAAACTGTTCCACTTTGCCAATCAATACGAGGTATGACTCTTCGAACATCACTAGAAGTGATTTGCTTCAAAAATAACATACTATCATGATATCTATTCTCTTGATTAAAATTATCTATTGGGTTGGGTGCTTCTGTTCCCCAAGTAAGATCACCATATCCAATCGCATCTGTAACATTAGTAGGATCTGGATGTCCTAAAAAAGTATAATAATTGTTTTTTCCAGTCGTGCCAATACCTACAAAACTGTCTACAAAAGTTTCTGCGTTTAATATTCGATATTGATCAGTGATTATTGCGGGCATTGATTCTTACATTTTTGATTATTTATACCTGTTATGTATAACTTGTTTTTACGGGTGAAGACCTTATCACTTGAGCTGAGGTTTCTATACCTGAAACTCCATTTTGATTGAAAAATTCAAACGATTTAGAATTCAATCCTCTGGATACATTTACTGTACCCCAACTATATTTACCACCTCTAGCATAAGTTGTTAATCCAACTGTATTAATTCCAGAAATTGATTGCACATTTGAAAATACTCTAACAACAGATTGTCCGACTCCAACAATATGTTCAGCAAAATATACATTATCTAAGAAATTGGTTCCAACACCAATAGTTTCTGGGCCTGAAGATGTAGTTTTAATTCCAGTAATTCCACTAGTGCTACTTCCAATTGATGTATTTTGAATTACAAAGTAATCACCAGTAGTGATTCCAGTTTTTTGTCTTTCTTTACTCGTTGGAGAGTTAAAGTTAGCAGGAAAAATTGTAGAATCTGGTTTAAGTTCAAAGAATAAAGCAGGCCCAGTAGTATTAATACCAACTGCACTAGTTCCTATACCAACTATATCACCATAATCACCACTATAAGTCACTTTTTTAATTGACTCAACGTTTGGTGCGGTTGTTCCTATACCAGCAAGATTACCAACTATAGTTATATTATTTAAGTTTGTTCCCAAATCATCGACATTTGAAAATGACCATGAGTCTTTTACATAAATTTTAGTATCTGTAGGTGAAATAGACTTTATAATTCCAGAAGTTGGTAATATTTTTGGTTCTAGGTAATTTCTTTCTTTTGAAATTCTCAATCCATCGATTGTCATATCTTGAGTTTGTTTTCTCCATACTGTTGGTCTTAAGAAAGTTGAATCGGTTGATATACCAACTCCAGAGTAAGTTTGCGTCTCTACAGTATCAGCAGCGATTAATGCGTAAATAACTCGATTATCTTGTTCTGGAATTCCAACATATTTTTGTAATCTTAACTCATCACCAGGTTTTATGGTTTCATCAACATCAATTTCATCAAAATCAGATGTTGATCCAGCATAGAAATACATCCTAAATTTACTGTTAGGTTTTGGTGCTTCATTGAAAGTAATTCTTGTTCCACCACTAAATGTGTAATCTTTACCAGGAGTTTGTAGTATATCATTAATGAATATTAGAAGATTGTTCTGTAGTATTATGCCTGATCCTTTTTGTGCAACTATACTGTAGTATTCTTTTGATGTTGTTGTTCTTGTAATCAAGAATGATTTTCTAAACCCATTAAATTGAATACTAAAATCATCCAATTCTAACAATTGACCAAAACACCATCCTGCAAATTTATCTTGATATTTATTTTTAACTGTTATGTTAAAAGCACTTGTTCCTATACCAACTTGGAACGGAATTGTAGATAATTCTAGATTGTCTCCAATTTCATAACCAAATCCACGATTTGCCATGTCGAATGATATGATACTGCCACCAGTTCCCACAACAACATCTATAGATGCACCAGATCCATTTCCACCAGTTAATGGGATATCTTTGTAAGGACTAGGTGGAGAAACAGTGATAAAGTTCAATCCTGTAGATATACCTGTATTGGTGTATCCGCTTCCTACATTATTAATTGTAATAGAAGTAACAACTCCAGCAGTAACGAAAGCTGTAAATGCAGCACCGACTCCAATAGTTGAACTAATTGAAACTAAAGGATTGGATAAGTAACCAGCTCCTCCAGTTTCGATTCCAACTGATTGTATTGTTCCAGCAGCAGATACAACAGCACTAAATATTGCTTTTCTTGGAAACTGATACCCACTTCCAATTCCAACATCAAATTCATTAATAATACCTCCTCTTGGCAAATCTTTGTTAGCACTAGTTCCTGTAAAATCAATAGTTTGCCCAGTGCCAACTATTGTATAGTCCGTTAATGCTGAAGATCCAACAACACCAAGATATGGTTTTTGGAAAATATTATTAATTAAAACTGCACCAAAACTACTGTTTATTCCAGTTAGTTGAACATTATTCGAAGTTAAATTAAATTGATCAGTTGAACCATCAAATCTGTCTGAAATATCATCTATAATTTTATTAGTATTGTAATTTAATCTATAATATGCTCTACCAGTAAATGTTGAATTAGTAGATATTCCTCCAGTTGGCCCATAAGGTGCTTCTGAAAAATAAATTCTACCTTCAT